GTCTTTGCCTGATCCGAAAGCCCGCCAAGTTTGGTCTGCAGGATCTCGGCAATTTCGGCCATCGACTTCATATTGCCGGTGGCGTCAAAGAACTTGAGGCCATACTTTTCCATGGCCGCAGCGGCTTTGTCCGACTGCGGGACAAGGCGCGTCAAAAACGTCTTAAAAGATGTGCCGGCGTCCGATCCGGACGAAAACAGATTGCCCGTCGCGGCAAGGACCGCGTTGAAATCCTCGAACTCAACGCCGAGGCCACCAGCAACGCCGCCTGCCTGGCCGAGCGCAAGGCCATAATCCTCGATACCAAATTTCGACTGCAAAAGAGTGCCGGCGATCTGGTCAACGGCGCTGTCCAAATCACTTGCGCTCTTGCCGAAGGAAAGCATGACGTCGGAGGCGATATCCGCCGCGTTCGCCAAGCCGGTCCCGGTTGCCGACGCCAAGGCGAGGGAGGCGTCTGTCGCCCCGCCAAGCGCTTGCTCAAGCGTTAGGCCGTTCTTGACGAGCGTTTCCATCGCATCGCCAGCCTCGGTCGCTGAAAAGACCGTTTCGGCACCAAGCTTGATCGCCTGCTCGGTAGCCGCCGCCAACTGATCGCCGCTTGCGCCGGATGCAGCCGCCACCCTGTTCATGGCCGATTCAAAATCAGCCGCAGTTTTGACAATCAGGGTGCCAGCACCGACGATCGGGGCCGTGACATAAGTCGAGAAATTGCGCCCGACGTTCTGTATCTTTTTGCCGGTCTCGTCGAAAGACTTGGCGATTGATTGCAGGCGCTTTTGAGCGTCGTCCAGCGATTTCAAAAAACGATCGCTTACGCCGTCCATTTTCTCGGCAGCGGCCTGCAATTCGCGGAATACGCGCTCTCCAGCCTCGCCGAATTCAAGCAGCTCCTTCTTGATTTGCTCGCCGCCCTCAAGGGCAATGCGCTGCTTGATTGTTTTGCGGGCCATCGGGGGGCTTTCCGTCGAGCGCAGGCTCGCGTTAATCTCGCCCTGGCAACAAAGCCGGGAGGCAGAGACATGAGGGTTTTGATTCTGTTGGCCGCAGCCTTGATCGGGCAGTCACAGGCGCTCGCCGCCGGTCCTCAAGATAGGGGGCGGCACTTCTATATGATCGGCCACGCCGGGGAGCAGTATTGCCGCGATCTAAAGAAGGTCTTCGGTTTTGACTATTGGCTGAAAGAGGGCTTTTCCTACGATCCATACTCGCCGGCGGAGGCAAAACTTGTCGACACCGGGGTAGAATTGCTCCTCAAAGAGTTTCGCAAAACGGGACCAGCGAGCACTTGCCAGTATCTCTTTGACCAGTACGGACCCGGTTCAAAATTTCAGGTTTTCGAGGCGCGCTAATCCTCGGCGGAAGATGCGGCAATGGCTTTGAAATAGCGTTGCGCCACCAGCCCGCCCTCGCGCTCGATCATGGGATAGATCGCAAGTTTTTTCGAGATTTTGACGAGGCTGATCCCGACAAAAAGCGGCACCATGCCGTTGCCGTCATAGCGCGAGTAGCCCTCCCGCTCCCTTCGCCGGCGCGGTTGTTTCATGCCGGAAAGCGGACGCCCGACCAAAAGCGGCGGCTTACCCGCCCGCTTGATCAGGATCAGTTTCTCGCCGCGAGCTTTGAAGTCTTTCAAGCGCAGCTGCTTTGCTCCAACGCGCGTGCGCTTGTCGCGGATTGGCACCCACATAATTGGCTTGCCGTTGATCAGCGCGCCTTCCTCGAAAACCTCGAAGAAATTGAACTTGTGGTATATCATGGCCGCCGCGTTAACCGACGGGCGATTGCCCCTCGGATAGACGTCGCCACGGAAAGCGGTTTGTGAATTGCGCTTGAAGCCAGCAGCGGCGATCTGCGCGCGGCCCTTGCTTTTGATCTCCTCGGCTGTTTCGACCATCGCCGCTTTACCGGCGACGGCCATGGGCTTGTAGATTTCCTTCATGCCGTCGCGGAATTCACCCGCGACGGTTTTATAGATCAGGCGCAAGCCAGCCATCGTGTCAGCCTCGGGTCAATTCTTGGATACGCTTGTTGACGTCCCGCATATCCGCACGGCCAGCGACGGCGGCAGTTGAAATCGCCTCCGCTGCCTCGGCTTTCTTTCGCCGGGCCGCAAAAAAGGTCCAACCCGCAAGCTGGCGCGGGGTGAAGGACCAGCAATCCTCGCGGGAATGGCCGTTGGCGACAAGGAATTCGATTGCCTCGGCTATTTCGAATCCTGCGCCAAAGCCGATGCTCCTTCTTTGGTGACCCCCATCTCCGCCAGCCTTGCGAGAAGGGAGTCGACCCCTTTTGGGAGGGTCACGCGGAAGATCACAGCGACCAGATCAAGCTGATCTGAAATGCCAAGGTTTCGCGCTGCCGCCTCGTACCGCTCGTCGCCGGGATGCCCGGTGCCGGCGGCAATAACGGCCGCAACAATATCAGGGCCTGCGGACGAAAGGCGCTCGACCGAAACGCCGCCTTTCTTTGTCAGCCATTCCCGCAAAATCGGGAATTTCTGAAAGAGATAAATGATGCCGCGCGCCTCAATGCCGGGGACAGAGATTTTCTGCCCCCGGATTTCGACGGTCTCAAGGCTTGCGGCAATATCAAGCAAATCAGCCATTATCAGGCACCATCCGCCATCTGGACAAGACGGCCAAACTTGCCAAGGTTGTCAGAAAGAACCTCGCCCGTGAGTTCGATCTGGCCCCATTCGTCGGAAACAAGACCAAGCGTCGAACTTGGCTTGAATTCGACCTTGTTGAGCCAGAGCGTGACCTGTGCGCCGACCTCGTTGGTGCCGACAAACTTGAAGGCAGCCGTAATCGAGTTTTGCGACATGATATCGATTTCCTCGTCGCCATCCGAGTTGGTCGAAATGTCGCCCAGGAGCGCGAGGGAAAGATTTTCCATTGTCCATTCGTCAAGGACAATGCGCAGCGTACCGCCCTTTTCAATGATGACCTCGCGGTCCTTGGTCCGGGTGCCGAGGCGCGACGAAAAGTGCGCCAACGACTCGATTGAAGGGGTAAATTCGACCTCGGGCGCGTTGCCCATGTCGTTATAGGTCAGCGCGGCCCCGATCTTGATGGACGGGATTCCTTTGCCAATGAAATAGTTAAGCGGGCTCGGTGATGCCGGCATTGTCGTTTCTCCATTTGCCAGATTGTGCCGATCAGTCGGCGAGATCGCTCGTTTTGAGCAGATATGTCAGTTCGTAGGAGAGGAAGCCGATGGCTTCCGTCTGCCGACCCGATTCCAGATTTGTCGCCCACGCCTGATAGCGAAGGCCGTCGGAATTCAAGAGATAAGACACGAGGGTCGTGTCGTCCTCGATCGCCACCATGAGAGCGGCCCGCTTTGCGTTCAAGGCCGCGCCCACATTGTCGGGATCGTCGCCAAGGAGGATTGCAATCTCCGGAGTCATGGAAACGATGCGAACCCCTGCCCGGCCTCGTGGCCGCTGTGGGTCTGATTCCGCGGCCTCCTCGCTGCCGTCGTGGATCAGGCAGGCCGGGCGCGCTTCCTCCGGGATTTCCTCGGTGTTGCGGAATGCCCGGTTTGCCCCAAAAGTGGCCTGCGCAATTTTGAGCAGGCGAACAAGGATCAATTCGCGCTTATCCGGCATTGCTTGGCTCTTTCAGGATCAGGCGGTATTCGCCGGCAGACTCGCCGGTAGGCGCAGGTGCCGGCACCCATGATTTGACCAGCCACGTCTCGCCGTTGACCACAAGTGTCGCGTTCATAAGGTGGTCTGTTTCAACGCCAGCCAATTCCGAGACGCGGATCGCGGCGCTATTTGTGACCGTCCCGACGCCTATGCCTTGGTTTCCAACCACCTTGCCGCTTGGCTGATAAAGGACCACCACTTCAAGCGAGGTCTCGTCGTCGTCGCGCAGGGTCAAGACCGCCGGCGCGCCCTCGATCTCATAAATCGGATCGTAGAGCATGTCGTCGTAATCAACCGTCGCCATCAGTGGCCGCTCCAATCCGGCTGCAGAACTCTTTCGAGCGTGACCTTGCGCCAGCATGTAAGGCTGCTGACCGGCGAGGCGTTCAAGATTTCGAGGCCGCGCGCTGCAAAGAGCGGGGCCATCAGAGAAAATTCGTCGGCCTGCCTTTCAAAAGCATCCGGCAACAGCGGCCAGGGATATGGCTCGCCGTGATTATGGCGGCGGCCATCGGCAGACAGAGTGCCGTCAACGCCGAGAACAACGGCCGTTTTCACACCGGCGTGAAGCATCAGGCAAAGCGCTGCCGAAACGGCGCTCCATTGCCCTGACACCTGCCCGTCGTCTTCCGGCATGGCGGGCGGCTTGCGCTTGCGCAGCCGCGTGACGCGATCGCAGATGACAGCAGCCGAGCCGGTGTAGATTTTGCCGCGATATCCAGCGGTCAAATCCCTGCCGATGCTTGTGCCTGTGTCGGGGCAAGACCACCAGCGGGCGTCGTTGAAATAGAGAATATCGGCGAAAGGAACGGTCCTGATCGCCGAATTGATCGCAATCACCGGACGGCCACGGAGCCGCTCGATTGGCTGTTGATTGACCGAGGGGCCGCCGGCGACAATGAACCCGGATTGCTCCGGCCATCGCTCGGTAAAGCGGCCCCACGTCATTTTGAGAAACTGCGAAAAGCCGCGATCAAGTACGCTTGGCTTTGATAAGCACTTTCGGGCGGGTGCAGTATTCAAGGGCGTTCATCTGCACTTCGATTTCGACGCCCTTATCGTTCTTCATGGGCATCTGCTTCATATACATCGGCTTGCCAAGCGTGTTGACAGTTTCGATGTAATCCGCCGGGCCGTAGGCTGTGCGGAAAAGGCCGGGGACGCCCTCGGGGAACATGTGCGCCTTGTTGGTATCAACAAAGGCCGTGCCGCCAGTCGCGCCGCGATAGTTCTCGAAGATGATGCCGCCGAATTCGAAGGCACCGTAGGACTTGCCGTCGGCCTCAATGTAGCCCTCGCGCAGGATCTTCGCCTCGCTCCAACCTTCGTAAGTCGCCCGAACTTCCGGGTGCGTCAGCAGATCGTCAAACACGTTGTCGCCGACGATCGAGCGGACTTTGCCGGACCAAGCGACGCCGTCCAACTGGCCTGCGGTAGCGCGGACAATCGCGGCGCATTTCTTGCGCAAAGCGCCTTCTGCCGGGCTTGCGTTGTCGAGATCCAAGTCGATTTCCGCGAGTTGGGTTTCGTCAAACTCGGAGAAAAGATCGACAGTCGAACCGTCGGCATAAGTGATGATGCCTTTGATTGCACCGACGCGGTTGGATTCCTGTGTCGCCGCGAGCGATTGACCGTGAATGGCCATGCGCTCGTCAACTTTCGCCATCACGCCTTCGACGGCATTCTCGGAGCCAAAAGCGCGAACGCCCTGGACTTCTTCTGCCATGATCGCGTCGTCGATCTGAAAGTGCGGGATGCCAAGAAAGCGGATCGTGCGCTTTTCTTTGTCCTGTGTGACGCCTGCGCCGCCGCGCGGCGTCGGCGCGATCAGCGAAAGGACGCCGTTTTTCGATTCGATCCCGATCGCCGTGGTGGCGACAGAATTGGTCGAAAAAATTCCCATCTGGCCAATACGGCCAGGCACGAATTCCAGGTTGTTGATCGCGTCGGTCAGCGGAATGACGCCGAACGCATTATTTCGGAAAATGTCCAGCATTGGGGTGCTCCTTCAAAAGCTGGTGAGTGTCAGAGGGTTTGCACCCCGGATCAGTTGCGGGTGATGATTCCGATTGCCTTTAGCGAGGCGATCGCGCGGGCCTCGTCGCCGGTGTCCGTCGGATAAGTCAAAAGCTTGAGATTGACCTCGGCGTCGCGGGCGATATAGGCGACCGGCGTTGCCGCGTCGGTCGCGTCGCAATCAGCGAGCAGGACGCCGGCAGCCTGCACAAGCAAAGCGCCGGCGGTATTGGTGTCGCCGGTGAATTCGACCAGCGTTGCGCCGTCAACCTGCAACAAGGTGCCACCGGCGAGATTTTCGCCGAGTTTCAGCGTGCCGTTTTCGCGCGAACGCGATCCGGAGGCCTCGGAAAGAATGAATTCGCCAGCGTGGGCGGTTTCAGTGAAAGAGTTCGGCATTGTCGTAAATCCTCAAAGGGGTGAATGGCTTGGCGGATTGCCGGGGATCAGCGGGAGGCAGCGCGCTTGGAGCGGAAATCTGCCCAGGACATGCCACCGGAATTGCCTTGCGGCAGGCCGCTGTTGATCTGCGCCAGCGAGTCCGGCTGATTGCCGCGCTCGGAAAGCGAGGCCGAGGCCGCTTCTGCCGGGACGTTCTTGACCGCAAAAGCGACAACCTTGTCGGCAGCCATATCCGGCGATTCAGCCGCCAGATCGAGGGCGGCGGCAAGGCGGGCCGGGCTGCCTTTGATGCCCTCGGCATTGCGGATTGCATCAAGGCGACCGCGCTCGGCGATTGCCCCAGCCTTCAAGCCTTCGGCATGGCCTGTGGCGTGGCCCTCGGTGCGCGCCTGCTTGACGGCAGCATCGTGGGTTGCTTTCGGAATGCCCGCATTTTCTTCAGCGGCGGGCGCGTTGTTCATATTGTCCATTTTGGGTCTCCCGTTCTGGACTGTTGAGCGCCCGGTGGCGCGGGAAAGGTCCGCAAGGACCGATTCGAATGATCCGACCCGATCAGCAAGGCCGAGATCGACGGCCGATTGGCCGATGAATGTGCGCGCGCCCGTCTTGCGGGCGGCAGCGGCTGAAAGACGGCTCCCGCGCCCCTTGGCGACGGTCAAAAGGAACAGATCGTAAAAGGCGTTGACCTCCGCCTGCAGGTCGGCCCGGACGGAGTCGGGAAGCGGCGAAAAAGGATTGCCATCGACCTTGTGGTCGCCTGCAAAGATCAGCGTCGGCGTGATCCCCTCGTTCGCCAAGGCGCGGGAATAGTCAGCGTGGAGCAAGACGACGCCGATCGATCCGGAAACGCCGGTTTGTGTGGTGACAATTTCAGTGGCCCCGGACGCGATCGCATAGCCGGCGCTCGCCGACATGCCGTTGACCAAGGCAATCACGGTCTTTGATTTGGCCGCTTGTCGGACAATCTCGCCGGTTTCAAACGCCCCGACTGCCTCGCCGCCTGGCGTGTGCATGTCGAGAATGATCGACTTGACAGCGGGATCAGCGGCGGCGGTCTTGATCTGGTGTTGAATGCCCTCGTAAGAGGTCAAGCCGGAATTGGCACCGATCCAAGCGCCACGGTTGACCAGCGTGCCGGTGATCGTGATGATCGCCGTGCTGCCTGATACGTTATAGGGCTTTTTCTTGATCTGGCGCTGCCCATCGTTGTTTGTGATGATTTGGAGGTTGCCGTTTTCATCCCGATCAAGGGAATCCCCTTCAAAGCGGCTGGCCTCTGGCGACGAGACGCCGATCCGCCCGGACAGAACCGAAATAATCACCTCGGCCTTGTCCGGCGTAATAAGCAGCGGGCGGTTCAGCGCCCGATCCGCGATGCGCATCAACATATTCATTTTGAAAAGCCTCAAGGAATCCGGCGAAAGCCGGCGCTGATTGCAAAGCGGGCTTTCCGCCCTGTGGTTGTCTGGCTACAAAGCGTTTTCAGCCGCGCAAGCTCCTCGTCGATCGAACGGATCGATGCGTCGGCAAAGCGGGTGCGCCGCTGGCCGTTGAAATCCTGAATCCAGACGTCGGCGACCTTTTCGCCGGCGATCAGCTTGAGCCGGACGTTGTAAAGCGCCGTGTAAAGCGCGCAGGGATCGTCGGCATCGACAGTGACGCCGCCGATCTTGACATTATTTGGCATTGCCCGCGCCCTCCGCCGACTTGTTTTCAATCGCCGCGTTGGCAATTTCCTCCATGTCGTCCACGTCGGTGCCGCCGTTTGTGATCCCGCCATGAATGCCGAGATCCTCGCGCATGTCCTTTTCGGCAGCGCGCTGGCGATAAATATCCTCGTGATCAGCGCCGAGATCGTTGCAGATCATTTCATCCGAGATCACGCCCATGTTGCGGTATTTTTCATGGGCAGTCGCGGCCTTGACCTCGTCGGCCACCGGCTTTGCCGGGCCGCGCCAGTCAGCCCGGCAAATCTGATCGCGGTATTTGACAAAACCGTCGATCCCGCCAGGCAAAGGCAGTGCGCCGGAATCAACCTCCTCTTCGAGGAAATTTTCCAAGAGGCACTGGCTGATCGGCGTCGGTATGATCTTGCGGCGATAGAGCAACAGCGGCCACTGCTTGGCGATACCCATCTTGATCGACGAATAGCTTTCGCCGCGATGGTCGCCGGTCAAATCCGGCAAAAGCGCGCCGACGCAGCGCGCGATCTCGCGCAGGAGGAAATTCGCAAAAGCCTCATAATTCGCGTTCGGGCTTTTCGAGGAATGCAGATTCAGCCTTTCGCCCATCATCAAATGCGCGATTTTGCCGTGCCTGCCGAGATCAATGTTGACGTTCTTATGCCAGCCGATCTTTTCACCCATGAAGGCGTCAAAGCGTGATCCGGCGTCACTCATGACCTGATCTTGCTCGTCCTGATCTTTCAGGGCGTCAAGAACCTCCGTTGTCGGATAATCGCTCTCGACTGTTGCCGCAAAGATCGCATGGATCATGGAGGCGACAAGCGTGGCGTTCGACAATTGGTCGTAATCGCGCAGCACGCGCAAGACCGGCGCGAGCGGCGTGATCCCGCGATTTTGGCCAATCTGGCCGTCAAATACGTGGGCGACCTTTGCCCGGCCATAGGCGTCGTATGCGCCCTTGGCGATTTCGGTGGTTTGACCGTATTCGCCCTTACGCTCGAATAGATAGCCCACTGGCGCGCCGTTGCCGTCGTTGAAAACCCCCTGCTTCAAATTGCGCGTGATCTCGCTTTTTTGCGAAAGCCTGTGCGACTCGATCATCCTGATCTTGGTTTTCCAAGGCGACCCGGCGCGCTCGACCAGCGGGAATTCCGAGACAACCTCGCCGGTCGCAAACCATTGGCGCACCGCAGCTGCCTGAATTTGCGCAAGATTGTAGCGACCAGCTGCGTCCACATTGTAGGGCTTGCTCGAATAGACGGTAAACCGCGACTCTGCCAAAGCCGCCCAGGCGGCTGTCTGCTTGGCATCGAAGCCAAACATGGTCAGGTCCGGCTTGAGGTTCGGGCGCAAGCCGTCGCCGATCATGAGCGCCATGAGCGCGTCCACAACGCCGGAAATCCAGCCGTTGTTGTGGATCACATCGATTGCGCGGGAGGCGGCGTCCACCCACGCATCGCGCACGTTTTCCTCTGAGTCGCGCAAGCGCGGGGCCATCGTCGAAAAGATCGCCGCGCCGACTTGCTGCGAGCGCATATAAGACGCGCTTGGTCCGGACGGCCCTGAAGGCATGGCTTGCCTGCCGAGCAGCTTCAAGCCTGCGCTTTTGATGCGGTCCAAAACCATTACACTACCTGTTCAATGAGGCCGAGTAATCGGCCATTTTGGTCCGCTTCGGAGCAGCTGGCGCTATGCCTGCCTCCGCCAATTCCTCGCGCCGCCGTTGTTCCCGAGGGCCGTCGGCAATGCGCTGCGCGCCAAGGTACCAACCGGCTACCGCCTGCATGGCCTCGACGTCAAAGAAATGGTTTTCTTTTGCGCGCTGGACCCACGCCGGCTTGCCGCCTGGCTTCTTGATCCGGGCCTCGGAAACGAGTTGCTGCAGATAATAGTCCGGCACATCGTCGGGCATGAAGAACGCGCCCGGCTGATCGATCGGCCAGCGCAAGCGCTCGTGCACCGATCGCTTGAAATAGTCGGTATCGACGTGAAACAATTCGAGGCCGACCGTTTCAAGCTTGCCGCGCCAATTGACGCGGGCCTCGATTTGGCTTGGCTTGATCGGCTTGCCTGCCAGCGTGTCGCGGCCTTTGGTCGGGCGGCAAATGCGCGCGTGGCGCTGGCAGAACGAATAGACCCGGTTTTCCGGCACCTGCTTTGGATTGCCGGGCCGAAAGCCGGAATCGATCAGCGCGAGGCGGATCGCATGGCCGTCGTATCGGTCAAGAATAATCTCTTCGAGATCTTCCCACACACCCTCTTCCGCGGTCGATCCAAAGACC